ACTTTGGGATTGTAACCCAAAGATTTGATGTAGCGGAAAAGCCAACCATCTTCTTCGAGATTTTCAACCTCTTCGTTACGAACAGGAGCATTATACTTGGCAGACCAAGGTTCCATTGGATCCTCATAAGGTGAATCGCCAAGTTTACCCATTACGGACTCTTTCTTGGCTTTCACGATACCTTTGACTAGCTTACCAGCTTTGCTCATAATTAATCCTTTTTAGCTGCCTTTGTAGCTGTAGCATACATTACTGATTTTGCTCTGTCACCGTAACGTGCTTTGAAACCAGCAAGACTCTTTTTCATACCTTTGACGATACGTTCTTTTTCTGCGGTTTCACCTTTAGAAAGTTCACGTTCATCAATCTGTTCAGCTTCTTCTTTAACGTTATCTGGAACGTCCATCTTAACCTTTTTTGAAAGGAAAGGATTATCGGAAGTTTTTTCACGACCCTTTAATGTATCAACTGTAGTATCATTAGGATCAATTTCTTCCTTCATATCTTCTTTTTCTGGTTTAGGAGGCTTTCTTGTGTAAACAGTACCAGTAGAAACTTTCTTGGAATCGAAACCGGCTTTTTCACCTGGCTTGGTTTTCAATTGACTCTTATAATTTTTATAGTCGAAAGGATTATTCGCTTCTTCGACATTTTCTTCCTTGACAGCTTTCTTTTCGCCACGAAGGATTTTGAAATCATGAGCGTCAATTTTGTTATTTTTGTTCTTGTCAATCTTATGCTGTTGACCCTTTAGCTCTTCCATTTTGGATTTAGTTTGTGCTTCCAAAATTGGTGCAACCAAATCGGCGATAGGATCTTTTTTTGTGTTGAAAATATTTTTTGTGAACATTTTAGCCCCTTATTAGCAGTTCCATTTACGTAGTGATAAAGCCTTGCGAGTTGGTCTACCTTTTTCGTCCTTCATAGGACCTGGCATACCACCCATTCTAGCACAGAATGATTTCCTTCTTTTGGCTGCTTTGCTACCTGGCTTCAATTTTGAAGGAGGTGTTGTGACAGCCATAGATAATTTTGAACCTGGATTCTCACGGCGATATGAAGCGATACCTTTGCGATTCAAGCCACCTTCTGGATTTTTACCGGCTTTTCTTTGCCATGCAGGTGATTTTGCTTCATTAAGTTCTTTCTTTAAAAACTCACCTTGTGTAATAGCATGATGGTGTTTTGCCATGAAGGTGTGATAACCATCAATGTCACCCATCTCTTTCAGCTTATTCGCCTTTTCGACGAATTCTTGAGCCGTATCAAAGAAACGGTGCATTTGTCTTTCGAATTCCTTTTTTTCCTGATCTTTGGAAAATTGCAAAAACGTTTTCATTTTTTATTCTTCTTTTTAGTTAAATTCGAATTCTGGTTCAAAACTTTATCTAATGGAGTTTCTAAAGGCTCTTTGTTAGAAGGACCGTGGTAACCACCGGTAACTCCCATTTCCACACTTGGTGAATCAATAGATTCTCTGAAACGAGTAAATGATTTGCGTGTTACCTCTGCGGTATTACCATATTTATTCTCTGTCTGTTCCTTATATGTGACTAAACCTAGTCCAGACATAGGATAAACGGTACCTTGACCTCTGGTGTCATATTCAGGTGAAACACCCGCAGCTTTAATTACTTTGCCTGCTTCGGCTGGGCTTGTTTTTTGCTTCTTGGCTTTTTGTTTGTCGTTGTCTTGCTGGAACCTTGTTTCTTTTGGTTCTGGCTTGACGTAGATTTGCGGCGCACTGGCTTCGTGGTAGGTTCTGAAGGTGTACTTGGTGTTGGAGGCAATGTCTCCGTCACGGACGTCATCTGGCTTTCCTGCTTTGGCTGTGAGTTGGCAACTTGGACAGATGTTGTCAATAATGCGCTTGTAGCCGGCTTTTCTTCCGTTTTTGTTTGTTCCACAGGAACAGCTTTTGCCTTCGGCATAAAAAGTCTTGCTATTTGTTTGAACATTCTTGTTTTCTCCTATTAATTTTAAATTATTTTTTTTACTACCGATTCGTGTGAAAATTTGCTCAAAAATTTTATTGTAGTCACCAGTTTTGTTTTTGTTGAACCATGACTCTGCAATTTTGTTTTGTGCAGGTATGTCAAAGAACCAATTACACATTTCATATATTATTGAAATATCTTCTTCTTTTTGAGCAATGTCGAAATCGTTAGCCTCATTTAGATTCAGAGAATTGTCGAACTCCAGATATTTTTTAAAGGCTTTTTGATAGTTTTCTGATATTATCTGTGCTTCTTTCCAACGATCTTGACGTACAGTTTCAAGCATCATTCTTTCATGGCACTCATTACGTTTTTTAGAAGCATCGTTTGTGGTATTAACAAACACCATCATGGTTTCATAACCAAGCTCCTCAAGCTCCTCACGAATTACATAAATGTTGTGTTCTTCGTTTGTGGTTCCTGTTATTACAAGAGGTGCTCGATTTCTAATTGCTTCTCTACGAATGTCTCTGGATTTTTCACAAAGTTTGTGCTTATCGTTTAAAATGTTGATTGCTGTTATTGAATTCATTTCGATAACATTTTGTTCAGCAATCGCTTCTCTGATAATAATATCTTTGCCAGAACCAGGTCCGCCGGAAACAAAAATAGCTTTGAACATTCCTCGTTCATTTTCTTCATGTATACCCATGCCAGCCTTAACATCACGGAACAATTCTCGTGCATGTTTTTCCATAACATGGTTGGGTATACCTTGCCTAAAAGAAGCAAAGTCATTATTTTTAGCATGTTCACGCATCTTGGATGCAGACATACCTTCTGCACCTTCTGAATCCGGATCACGGTGCCCGGCAGATTTAACTTCTATTTTCTTGAAGTTATATAAAGCACCTTTATGTGTGCCATTATATTGTTTCAGTTTTTCTTCATACTCTGGAATTCTATCTGAGCCTGCAACCATGATTAAATGGTCGTGTCCCATGGCGTTCAGTTTTGCAGCGTGGTGTAAGAACGTTGGCATTTCCTTACTAGATGTTTCTATGTTTGCACCAGGAAAAAAACGTTTTGCGTGTTTTAATTTGTTGCTAACATTCAAAGGATTCTTTTTTGCATCAGATGAGTGTGAAATGATTATATGGTGCGGAGCTTTATAATCGTTCGCAAGTTCTCTTACACGGTCTACCAACTTTTCGTGACCGGTCGTGGGCGGATTCATTCGACCAAACGCCATTACAACTGGCGATTTAGTCTTTTGATCTTCTTCTACTTTTTGTAAAAACTTTTTCATATGTTTCTTATTCCAGCGAAATTTCTACGGGAAAATTCTGCACGATTTACAAACTTATCAGTTTCTTTTCCATGATGGAAAACATAACCTTCCGGATTAGCAGCTTCTCCACCATGCTCATGTTGGAATTCTTGATGCTGATTCATAACGTTTATAAGCACACCTTTGGCCTTCTGTAGATGTTGATGCATCTTGAAAAGGTTATTGTAGTGCTTTTTATTTCTACCAATTTTGCCAAGTTCATCAGATAGTTCTGCTTGTTTAGCTTTTCTATTCTTTTCAACTTTCAGCTTATCTATGTCCTTTAACTTTTTGGTTTCCAACCAATTGCTAAAATTTTGATGATTTGGTGTTTCACCGGTACGCACGGTGTGGTTCATATATGTTTCTAAGTGTCCACCAACACCATGATGCAATTTTGTTCCGGCGTACATATCGTCACCATGAGTGTCATGTACTGCCTGAGCGGCAGTTATGTGCTTATTGAACTCGGCTCGATCCTTTGGACCAAAATGAACCTTTGAAGTATCCATTCTAGGATCAACAGAAAATACATCGGAATGTTTATTGAAATTTTCATGGTCAACTTCATGTGACGCATTTAGACTTCCAGCATCTTTACCGGAATAAGATAGGTGTGTAACTACACCAATTTTAGCTTTCTTTACGGCAGCAGCATGTGTGCCGTGTGCTGTGTATGTCAGACCTGATGGGTTAGGATGAAAAGAAACGCCACCAGATTTCGTGTTCTTTTTATCTTCATGGGAAAACATCATATCGCCTTGATAAACACCTTTTTCTGGTGCGATCTTGGGTAAATGTTGTAGAGCGTCTTTTAGCTTTTTAACCAGACCAGGAGCATGTCCATGGTTCTTTTCAATGTCTGCTGGTGTATAGTTGATCTTTGGGGTTTTATTGAAAGCTGACTTGGATGCTACAAAAAACTTACCATTTTCTGGATGATGACCATATACGATTGCGGGTGAACCATCATATTTTGTGGTAAGTTCGGAAGTCTTTTTTCCTTGAATGATGTGATCCGCTGCGGCCTTCAGTGAAGAAATTGCGTGTTTTGCACCCTTTTCACCATTTTGCAGTGGTCTATCTTCAACGTGTGTTAAGTGTTTAATCTGGCGACTAGCACCTTCTTCAGGGTCTACCTGTTCGACAAGGAAACGGGAAAACGATAACATTAAATCCTCTTATTAGTACGCTGTGACTATGTAATATTTAGTAGCCCCAGATTTTG